CGAAGAAGTAGGGCAGCGCCTGGCCGGTCTTGTTGCCAGGCATCGAGGGCGCATACAGCACGCGGCCCATCTCGTCCTGGGTCTTCTCCAGCTTGGCGCTCATGTAGACGTGCCGGCCAGGCAGATCGCGGAAGGCACGAATGATGTCGGCCATCTGCTCCTGCATCGCACCGTAGGCCTGGCGTGGGTCTTTGGTGGCCTTCTTCTCGGCATTGAGCACCACCTCGGCAATCTCGCTGATGGAGTCGAGCGCGACCGATTGGAACCCCTTGGCCTCGTCAGACTGCGTCAGCCAGGTGTAGGCCTCCCGCAGCGTCTCCATGTCGCTGATCTCGATGAAGGGCAGGTCGGCGTCCTGTATGGACAGCAGGCCTCCTTCAGCAGACAGCACGATGGGATTCGGCAGGGTCTTGATCAGTGAGGTCTTGCCTGCACCGGCCTGGCCGTAGACCAGGACTTTCACACCGCTGGCAGCCAGGCTGCCGGTGGTTTTCACGTTGATTGCCATGTTGGCTCTCCTTCTTGGTTGCTGCGCCTTCGGCCAATTCCGTTCGCGCAGTGCTTGCATCATAAACCGGAATTCGAGTAAGATGCAAGCACTCCCGCAAAAATTTTTTCAGAGGTGCAACATATGCTGACTGTCGAGCAAATCAAGAAACGGCTTGAGGACGCCAATCTCAAGCGCGTGGCCGAGAACGCTGGGGTTCACCCGGCCACGGTCTACAGGTTCATGCAGGAGGATTCCAAGCCTTTGTACGAGACGGTCAAGGCGCTGTCTGACTACCTGACACGGCAGGAGGCGACACTGCATGGCTGACCTGTCAAAAGTCCTGGGCGGCCCCTGGTCGCCACCACCCGAGAAGAGGGTTGCACCACCAGAAGAGCAGCTCATTGACGCCATCCGGGCGGCCGGCCTGGAGCCACCAGAGCAGGTGATTCTGGACGGCAAGATTCACAGGTTCAGGTCCGGCACCAAAGGCTCGCCAGGTCACGGCGACAAGCCTGGCTGGTATCTGGTCTTCGGTGATGGCGTGCCGGCTGGCCGATTCGGCTGCTGGCGTGCAGGCATGGAGGTGACCTGGCGCGCAGACGTGGGGCGCAAGCTCACCCAGGCAGAGGAGATGGCACACGCCAGGCGCGTGGCCGAGGCCAAGGTGCTGCGCGATGCAGAGCTGGAGCGCCAGCACCAGGTGGCTGCCGACACGGTCGAGAAAATCTGGTCATCGGCCTCCGCGGCGCACCCTGATCACCCCTACCTGGCGCGCAAGGGCATCAAGACGCACGGCGCGCGCATCACAGGCGACGGCCGGCTCGTGGTGCCTCTGTACGATCAGGACGGCACGCTCTCCAGCCTGCAGTACATCAGCCACGATGGCGGCAAGCTCTACCACCCAGGCGGCCAGACAGGGGGAAAGTTCTGGATGGTGGGCACGATGGACGAGCCAGGCACGCTGTTCGTGGCCGAAGGGTTCGCAACCGCGGCCACGGTCCACGAGACCACCAGCAGGCCGGTGGTGGTGGCTTACAGCGCCAGCAACCTGGTCCCAGTGACCGGCAGTTTGCGCGAAATTTACGGCGCGACACAGGACATCGTGATCGTGGCCGATAACGACAAGTCTGGGGTGGGACAGCGATATGCGGAGCAGGCCTCGGCCAAATTTGGAGCGAGGATGGTCATGCCACCAATCGAGGGAGACGCAAACGATTATGCACAGGCAGGGCACGACTTGGCCAGTCTGCTGCTGCCACCAAAGAGCAACTGGCTGATCCCGGCCGACGACTTCTCGGCCCAGCCGTCACCGATCTCCTGGCTGGTCAAGCGCTGGCTGCAAAGCCAGGCGCTGATCATGGTCCACGGCCCATCGGGCGGCGGCAAAACCTTTGTGGTCCTGGACTGGTGCCTGCGCATGGCCAGCGGCATGGCCGATTGGTGCGGCCAGAAGGTGCGGCCAGGCAATGTGGTCTACCTGGCTGGCGAAGGCCACCACGGTCTGCGTGGGCGCGTGGCAGCCTGGAAGCACCACTACCAGGCCGGCTCCCTGGCCATGTGGCTGTCAAAGGACGGCTGCGACCTCAACACCCCGGCCGGCTACCTGCAGGTGGTCGAGCAGGTTCGAGGCCTGCCGGAGAACCCGGCCATCATCGTGGTCGATACCCTGCACCGATTCCTGGCCGGCGACGAGAACAGTGCCCAAGACGCCAAGACCATGCTGGACGCCTGCAACAGCCTGATGAACGAGTTCCACTGCAGCGTGATCCTGGTCCACCACACTGGCGTGGCCGAAGAGGCCCAGCATCGAGCACGCGGCTCAAGCGCCTGGCGCGGCGCGCTCGACATTGAGATAAGCATCGTGCCAGGCAAGGATGGCGTGCCCATGCAGATCGTGCAGCGCAAGTCAAAGGACGCCGAGCTGGCCCAGACAGTCCACGTCGAGCTGCAGCAGGTCACCATCCCAGGCTGGTATGACGAGGACAACCAGCCGGTCACCTCCGCGGTGATCGTCCAGGCCCAAGCTCCGACAGTAGCCAAAAAGGACAGCAAGATCGAGAGCCATCGCAAGACCTTCGAGAACGCCTGGTGGGCATCAGGCGCCGAAGAACGTAATGGTTTGCCCTACCTCAGCAGGTCGGCAATGGTCGACTACCTGGTCCAGAAGATGGACGTGAGCGAGGCCTCGGCCAAGGTCTACATCAAGCCAAGCGCCACCGGAAAGCCCATCGCAGACCTGCTGGTGGCCGAGATCATCGAGGCCTTTGAGCACGGCTGGCTGGTGGTCAACGATGCGCACGCCAGCTCCATGCTGATCCGAAAGTCGGAGCGCTGAGATGAGTTATCCACAGACTTATCCACAGGCCCAGGAATGGAACAAGGTAACGGAACGGAAAAAAACGGAATTCCGTTCCCTGGGCAAAACGGCGGAAAAAGGGAACGGAACGGAACACACACCTTTAGGTGTGTTCCCAGTTCCCTTCCGACGCGGCGTGTTTCCATGCCGCAGGCTGGTTGAAACGCAGAGAAAAGTTATCCACAGGAACGTGAAGAAGCACTAACATGACACAGACCAACGTGAACGAGATGCTGGCCGGCCGTGAAGGTCGGTATGGCAGCTTCCAGGGCCATGCCAGGATCAGCCAAGACCTCAAAGCTGCCATGCACGAGCGCAGCGGCTGGGATGGCCTCCAGGCCGACCAGCGCGAGGCTTTGGAGATGATCCAGCACAAGATCGCGCGCATCCTGAACGGCGATCCGAACTACGCCGACAACTGGGTCGACATCGCTGGCTACGCCACCCTGGTGGCCAATCGGCTGGAAAAAGAGGAGAATGAGGTATGACCACAAAGTCCCACAAAGTAAATCCAGCCGACAAGGTCGAGCAGTGGCCCATCGAAAAGCTGGTGCCTTACGCCAAGAACTCGCGCACGCACTCCGAGGACCAGATTGCGCAACTGGCGGCCAGCATCAAGGAGTGGGGCTTCACCTCGGCCATCCTGGTGGACGAGGACGGTGGCATCATTGCCGGTCATGGTCGCGTGATGGCTGCGCGCAAGCTGGGGCTGGCATCATTGCCGGTCATGGTCGCGTGATGGCTGCGCGCAAGCTGGGGCTGGCATCATTGCCGGTCATGGTCGCGGCAGGCTGGAGCGAGGCCCAAAAGCGCGCCTACGTCATCGCGGACAACAAGCTGGCGCTGAACGCTGGCTGGGACAACGAGTTGCTGGCGCTGGAGTTGGCCGAACTTGATGCAGCAGGGTTTGACGTCAGCCTGACCGGATTCAACCAAGACGAGATCGATGGCCTGACCAAAGTCGAAGACGCAGAACAGATCGAATACCAGGGTGATCCAGACGATGTGCCAGAGATTGCTGAAACGCCAATCAGCGTGCCAGGCGACATTTGGGTGCTAGGAAAACATCGCTTGATGTGCGGAGACAGCACGAACCTGCAGCAAGTCGAGAAGCTCATGGACGGCAAGCTGGCCGATCTGGTTTGGACTGATCCACCCTACAACGTGGCAGTCGAAGGCAAGGCCGGCAAGATCATGAACGATGACATGGGGTCTGGCGAATTCAGAGACTTCCTACGCAGTGTCTACGCCAGCTACTACGCAGTCATGAGAACAGGCGCTGTGATCTATGTCGCACACGGCGAGTCAGAACGCGCAGCATTCACAGACTGCATGGTCGATGCTGGACTGAAACTGTCACAGGTGCTGATCTGGGTGAAACAAAGCGCCACGCTCTCACGCCAGGACTTCAACTGGCAGCACGAGCCAATCCTCTACGGGTGGAAGGAAGGATCTGGCCATTACTTCTGCGGCAACTTCACGCTGACAACGGTGATCGACGATGACGTCGACTTGAAGTCAATGAAGAAGGAGCAGCTCATCGAGATGATCAACGAAATCCGCAACAAGACCAGCGGAACAATCATCAGGCACAACCGGCCAACCAAAAGCGATCTGCACCCGACCATGAAACCAGTGGCGCTGGTAGAACGCATGATCGAATGGAGCAGCCACCCAGGAGATATTGTTCTCGACCTGTTCGGTGGAAGTGGAAGCACGCTGATCGCCGCACAGAAAGCAAACCGGCAAGCACGCCTGATGGAACTCGATCCGAAATTTGTTGACGTCATCGTCAAGCGCTGGCAGGAGTTCACCGGCAAGCAGGCAACACACGCAGAAACTGGAAAACCTTTCGCGGAGGTTAAAAATGGCAACGAAAAAGCAATCGCAGAAGCAGCCTGAAGCTGCTGAAAAATCGGTCATAAAAAAGCAAGGCGGCCCCAGGCCAAACAGCGGAGGTGCGCGCGAAGGGGCTGGCCGACCGGCATTCCAGCCCACAGACGCAGAGCGCAAGCAGGTCGAGGCGCTGTCCGGCTACGGCCTGCCCATCGAGCAGATCGCAGTCCTGGTGCGCGATGGCATCGACACCGACACCCTGCGCAAGCACTTCGCCCAGGAACTGATCTCGGGCAAGGCCAAGGCCAACGGACAGGTAGGGAAAACCCTATTCCAGAAGGTCATGGCAGGCGACACGGCCGCAGCCATCTGGTGGTCCAAGACCCAGATGCGCTGGAAGGAAGTGCAGCAGCACGAGATCACTGGCGCTGATGGCGCTCCCATCGAGTTCCGCAAGATCGAGCGCGTGGTGGTCGGGAAGTGACGACCCTGCGCATCGAGACCCCACAATGGGCGCTGCCGCTGCTCCAGCCGGCGCGCTACAAAGCAGCCTACGGCGGCCGCGGCTCCGGCAAGTCGCACACCTTTGCCGAGATGCTGATCGAGGCGCACATCATGGACCAGACCAGCCGGTCGGTCTGCGTGCGTGAGGTCCAGAAATCCCTGGCGCAGTCGGTCAAGCGCCTGCTGGAGCTGAAGATCGAGGCCATGAACGCTGGTGCCTACTTCGAGGTCCAGGAGGCCGTGATCAAGTCCAAAAAGGGCGACGGCCTGATCATCTTCCAAGGCATGCAGAACCACACGGCCGACTCGATCAAGTCGCTGGAGGGCTACGACCGTGCCTGGGTGGAGGAGGCGCAAAGCCTGTCACAGCGCAGCCTGGACCTGCTGCGGCCGACCATCCGCAAGCCAGGCTCCGAGCTGTGGTTTACATGGAACCCGAGCCAGTCCAGCGATCCGGTCGACCAGCTCCTGCGTGGCGACAAGCCACCACCGGACTCGGTGGTGCTGGAGGTCAACTTCGACGACAACCCCTGGTTCCCTGACGTGCTGCGCTCCGAGATGGAGTACGACAAGGCGCGCGATCCGGACAAGTACGCTCACGTCTGGCGTGGCGGCTACCTGCAGAACAGCAGCGCGCGCGTCTTCCGCAACTGGCGCATCGAGGAGTTCGAGGCACCGAAAGACGCCATCCACCGGCTTGGCGCTGACTGGGGCTTTGCCACCGATCCGACTGTCCTGGTGCGCTGCCACATCGTCGGCCGCACGCTCTACATTGATCACGAGGCCTACATGGTGGGCTGCGAGATCATGAACACGCCTGAGCTGTTCATGACCGTGCCGGAGGCTGAGAAGTGGCCACTGGTGGCCGACAGCTCCAGGCCAGAGACCATCAGCCACATGCGCAAGAACGGGTTCCCGAAGATCATGCCGGCCGTCAAGGGCAAGGACTCAGTGGTCGAAGGAGTCGAGTGGCTGAAGTCCTACGACATCGTGGTGCATCCACGCTGCACGCACACCATCGACGAGCTGACGTTCTACAGCTACAAGACAGACCCGCTGACCGGCAAAGTGCTGCCGGTGCTGCAGGACAAGCAAAACCACGTCATCGACGCGCTGCGCTACGCATGCGAAGGCGTCAGACGTGCCGCGGTGGTCAGCAGGACGGTGGATTTCAAACCATTGCCCGTGACCAGCAAATGGTAGAAAATACTTGCAAATAGGGGCGATATATGGCACGCATTTCAAAAGAGCAGTATCTGGCAAATCTTCATTCCGATGCGCTGAATCAATTCAACGACATCCAGACTGCTCTGCGCGACGAGCGCCTGCAGTGCCTGCAGGACCGGCGCTTCTACAGCCTGGCCGGCAGCCAGTGGGAAGGGCCACTCTGGGATGTCTACGAGAACAAGCCCAGGTTCGAGGTGAACAAGATTCACCTGGCGGTGATCCGCATCATCAACGAGTACCGCAACAACCGCATCACGGTCGACTACGTCAGCAAGGACGGCAGCGACAACGACAAGCTGGCCGAGACCTGTGACGGGCTGTACCGTGCCGACGAGCAGGACTCAGTGGCCGACGAGGCCTACGACAACGCCTTCGAGGAGGCAGTCGGCGGTGGCTTTGGTGCCTGGCGTCTGCGCACGGTCTACGAGGACGAAGAGGACGAGGACAACGAGAAGCAGCGCATCCGCATCGAACCGATCTTCGATGCTGACAGCTCGGTGTTCTTCGACCTGAACGCCAAGCGCCAGGACAAGGCCGATGCGCGTTTTGCTTTCGTGGTCACCTCGATGACCCGCGCCAGCTACAAGGAAGAGTGGGGCGACGATCCGACAGACTGGCCGAAGATCATCCACCAGTACGAGTTCGACTGGTGCACGCCTGACGTGGTCTATGTGGCCGAGTATTACAAGGTCGAGGATGTGACCGAGACCGTGCGAATCTTCCGAGCCATCGACGGCACCGAGGAGCGCTATCGCCAGGCCGACTTCGATGCAGACCCTGCGCTCGAAGAGACGCTGGCGGCCATCGGCAGCCAGGAGGTCCGGCAGCGCAAGATCAAGTCCAGGCGCGTCCACAAGTACATCATGTCGGGCGGC